CGAGTCCAATTTATTAACTATATCAGAGTACAAATAAAAAAATATCGCTTTACTATGGTCATAAAAATAGGCTGTATTGATTCGATAGGGTTACTGGTTAAGGGTAGTATAAAACAAAACAAGTAGACGAAACCCAAAGCAGCGGGAAAAATTAAAGCAGTAGTACAAAACAAAACAAGTAGACGAAACCAGCGAAAAAATAAACTACGTTTTTTTCTACGTTTTATACGCTGATCCAAAAGTTTAAAACAAAATGAGTAGACGAAAACAAAATGAGTAGACGAAAACAAAACCAGCGAACAAAACCAAATCCGTAGTGGAAAACAAAACCAGTAGTGGAAAACCAAATGCCTAGTGGAAATTAAAACCGCTAGTGGAAATTAGAACCAGTTAGAACCAGTTCCAAAATATCAAAAATGCTAGTGGAAAATAAAATTTCCCATGCAGTAGTGGAAATTAAAATCGGTAGTGGAAAATAAAACCAATCAAATAAAAAATCTACCGCTAGTGGAAAACAGAAAATAAATAAGTACAAACGCTTGCATCAAATTACAAAACATTATAATTTTATATCACACTAAACAAACACAAAAAATGCTAAAAGATCACCAATTTATTTTTGAGCAATCTGGATTTACTCTGGAACTCGAATCATTCGAAAACGAAGGAATTGTCTTAGACCTTTTTTTCGGTAGTGGAAAATCACTTTCGCTAGAACTTTACGACGAATTAAACGAACGATTTACAGATCATTACAAAATCGTTTGCCAAATTTTAGATCCATTTATTATTGAAAAACTAGAAAACGAAATTAAAAAATGCTTTACGAAATGATGTCAGCCACAGAGTACGGAGTACTCAAAGGCTATAGTGAAAAATCAACCAGAGTTCACCAGATTATCCGATCAGGTGTTTGGCCAAAGGAGTTTGCTTTACCTCCTAGAAAGATAGGCAACCAATGGATAGTATTTATTGACGTAACCTGGATTCCAAATGGTAGAGGATAGAATAAAACAATGGATAGTGGAAAACTACGGAGAGGTTTCCGCTAGTGTAAAACATGAGATGTTGATGACATTCGAAATTTACTGGGATCAGTTCACATTTAGATACGCTGAGATTAAGACTTTAGAAAAATACCCTAAGCCGCCCTATTTAAATTTAAAGTAAACACTAATAAAAAACACAAACACATGAAAGAACTAATTTTAATTCAATCGGAGCTAAAAGCTCCAAAGAACCAGTTTAACGCGTTCGGGAAATATAAGTACCGAAGCTGCGAAGATATTTTAGAGGCATTAAAACCTTTGTTATTGAAGTACGAATGCACCTTAACAATTGAGGACGAAATAAAAGAAGTAGGCGGAATTGTATTTGTAGAAGCTACTGCCGCAATTCAAATAGATAAAGAAGGCCGAACAGAAGGCAGAGCAGTAACTGCTCAGGCTGGTATTAATCCAAATAGAACAGGAATGGATATTGCGCAGTCGTTCGGATCTTCAAGCTCCTACGCTAGAAAGAACGCACTTAATGGACTTTTTCTGATTGACGATACTAAAGATCCAGATTCGACAAATGATCATGGTGCAAAAAAGGAGGAACTAAGTCCAAAACATCCAAAGTGGAACGGCGCAAAAGATTCTATTGCCAAAGGTCAAGTGACTATGGCACAAATTAAAGCGGTTTATATTTTAACATCAGACAACGAAAAACTATTAACATCATGAACTTTAAATGCAGAGCAAGTGCGCTAGGTCAATTGATGACTAACGCTAGATCAAAATCAGAAACATTATCCCAAACAGCAAAAAGCTACATTGAAGATTGGGTAAAAGAGCAGATTTACGGAGTAAAAAAGCAGATTAAATCTAAGTACATCCAGAAGGGATTGGCACTTGAAGATATGGCGATTGAGTTTTACTCGATTGCCAAGGATCAGAGTTTTATGATTAAAAATTTGGACAACTTTGAAGATGATTTCTTTACAGGAACTCCAGATTGTATGCACGAAGGTGTAGTGTACGATTTTAAAACCTCCTGGGACTGCTATACTTTCCCTCTGTTCGACCAAGAGCCTGACATGGGATACTTCTATCAACTACAGGTTTATATGCACCTGACAGGCTTAAAAAAGGCTAAGTTGGTTTACACTTTGCAGGACACTCCAGAATATTTGACTTATGAGGAGCCGGTAAGCTATTCCCACGTGGAAAATAAGTACAGAATTAAGGAGTTTGACATTGATTACGATCCAGAAGTAATTGAGAAAGCAAAGGAAAAAGTATTGGAAGCTCGCGAATTTGTTAAAGAAATGATGTCATGAGCGATATAACCATGTGCGAAGGAATAAATTGCCCGATCAGGGAAAAGTGTTTTAGGTTTAGAGCAAAGACTAATTTGGTTCAGCATTTCTTTCTAAAAACTCCTTACGAGTACAGTCATTGCGATAAGTTTATATCCTTTGAAGATGAAGAAGATACAAACCAACTAAAGTTCATACAATGCCAGATATAACGATGTGCCCAGGGACAGATTGTCCCCACAAAGAAAATTGCTATAGGTATACGGCAAAACCATGTGAGCATTGGCAAGCGTATTTTACAGAGCCACCAATAAAGGATGGCAAGTGCGATATGTACTGGGGTAAAAATGCAGAATCAGTTTGGAATCAACTTAAAGAAATAGTAAAATGAAAAAAACACCAGTAGATTGGTTATTCACCCAACTATGGGAAACACCAAAGGATAAAATGACTTGGTACAAAATTTTAATGGATGCCAAGAAAAGGGAAAAGGAGCAGATGTGGGAAGTTAGTAAAGAAGGGATTTTTTCTAAACATGAATTTGAAGATTACTACAAAGAAAGCTACGAACTATGACATCACTAACACAAGAACAGAAAAAACTAGAAATAGTAAGACTTTACAAGCTAAAGATCCTTAATAAAAATATTTCTACAATTATGGGACTATCTAAGCACGTTGTAAACAATTACATCTACAAGGATTACCTAAAAACAAATGAGAGAGCTAAAAATACAGCAGCACACCTAAAATTAGCTGATGAGGTAATTGATATGTACAAAAACGGAATAACGTACAAAGCAATTGCAGAACGGACTTCTTTAAAGTACCACCATATTTGTGATATTCTAAAGCTTACTACATTCCGTAGAAGACCAGGAATAACTATAAAGAATCTTAGAGAAGTACAACGAATGTGGGAAGATGGATATAGAATTTCCAACATTTCTTACAAGCTAGATTTAAATTATGGGCAGGTCGAATACTGGGTAAGAAAGA